CTGGCTCGTATCTTTGATTACATAGACGAGCGTTTTTAGTATCATCTGTTAATGCACTGATGGTGCTGGCTCCCAACAAATTTAATGCTGAGTTACACAAATCTACAACTGATGCCATTTATATTTTCTCCACTTTAATTTCTTTGCAATGAAATCTTATTGCTAATTTTAAATCGTTAATTTCGTCTTTATTTAATTTTGATAAGGATTGTCTTGATAAAGAATATCCTTCTAAAATACATTCACTGTAAGTTTCAAATTCTGCTTTTTGTACTTGTCCAAGTAAACATTCTGGTTGTGGTCCATTGAAGGAACACAAATATAATATGATTATATATTTCATTAAAATTTGTTAGCCTGGCGATTGCTTTAACCGCCAAGCTAAATATGATGATTAATTACTCAACTGTGTACATCACTGCAACTTTGATAGTTCCAGTAGCAGTACCACCGCCTGTAGTAATTAAAATATCAGTTTCTGCAGTAGTTTCGTAAGCGAAACCATCGATAGCGCCGTCCTCTGACATTACAACTTTACCAGCTGTAGCAGCTGCTGTTGCTGTAATTAATCTGTCAGCGTCGTCACCATCACCTACCGCAAGAGTTACACCTGATCCTAAAGCGTCGTGATGTATTACTACATCAAAAATTTTAGCACCTTTTGGTAATCTCGCGACTGATATGTCCGAGCCTGAAGCTAAAGAAGAAGCCTCATAGCTGTCGTATTGTACTCTTATTTTACCAGTCCACGCGCTGCTTTCAGTTTTAATAACTGGATCAGCTGTAGCATTAGTAAAATTTGAACCTTTAACACTTGCCATAATTATATCCTCCTATTACGCTTCGTGAGCTTCGATTGTTACTACTTTGCTTTCTTCCATACGCGTAGCACCAGCTGACATACAAACATAAACTTGAGTTGCGTAACCTTTGTCACTTCTCTCGTCTATTCTTGTCATCAGATCTTGACCTACTGCTAATTTAACTCCGTCCATAGCGTAAACTAGGCAAAGTCTTTTAGAAGATGCGATTGATAGTCTGTTCGAAACTATAAAGTTAAATCCTAAGAACGAATTAACTTCACCGTTCGCTAGTGCTTTAACACTGTTGAAGTCAGATGAAGTTACTTGAGTTGTTCCTAACAAATCAGAAATTTGTTTTGGACCAACAACAATGTATCTTGGGATCGATGGATCAACGTTACCGCTATCTAAGATTTCTTTAGCGTTTCTTAGTTTGTCGATTGTTAAACCACCTGTTGATGCTTCAGTTATCTTTTGCGCTGATGGTAAAGCAACAGATGTGCTGCCTGTCTCACCAGTAAATGCAGTACCTGAAATAGCGCTGATGATTTCATCATCTAATGCGCGTCCTAAGGAATATGCTGCACTTAATGCATAACTAGAAGTTGGATCGATAAGAGTTCTAATCTTATCTTGATTATCGATAAGATCCGCGAACTCATAATCACTCATAGTAACTCTTCTACGATCGTGTGGCACCGAAATTTGAGGCGTATCCGAATGTCTAGTTGTTCTTTTCACAGCTGTTACAGCTCCTACTTGATCAAAAAAACCTGACTTACCTACTAAAGTATCAGCATCAACACTATTTCTTAAAAGAGAGCCTTTTTGCTGGCTAAGCATTTGTACGTTGTTCGAATACTGTTGTACGAACGCCGTGTCTATAGAAAATGACATTTTACTGTCCTCCTTATGTTGATTATTAGTTGTTTAAATTATCGATTTGATTTTCCTCAGGATGAGGATCTCGTCTTTGCATTTATAGTCTGCAATTTGACTTTACTCGAAGCGGTCTTTTCAGGTTGTCGCTTAGAATTTTGTTTTACCCAATCAAAGTATTTGTCTGCTACTGGTAATGGATCTCTACGATCATTCTCAGGTGCAAACTCAGTAGCTAATCTTAAACATTCAAGTCTAATTTCAGCGTCAGTAATTTCACCGTTAGGTTCAAATTTATCTGACATTATTACCTTTTAATTGGTAAAGTCTTTGTACTTCTTCCACAGCTTTTTTGTGGTTGATGTGAGTTTTATTCCAGTACGCTGATCCAGGTTGAGTTAATGATGAAATCTCATCGTTAATCTCTTTAATAGTCATCGCTGAAGCAACATCACCTTGAACTAAATTATCTTCACTTAGTTTTTCAGCAAGTGTAGCAAAAGCTTTAACTACCTGAGGATTATCACCTAACCTTGAACCATCTTGTAATACTGTATCTCTTAAAAACTCAGCACCTAAAGTATTGGTTGCTAAATTTTTTGCAGCATTAACTTTATTGTCATAAGCTGGTCCATACTCTTTACGCAAAACAGTTTCAGCTTCTAGCCTTGCTGTTTCTTGTTGCATACTTGCAGATTGCTCTGATTGTTGAGCTAATCCATTATAGTAATCAATTATGCCTTGAGCTTGTTTAGGAAGTAATCCTAATTTGTGAGCTTGATCAGAAAATGCTTTTAAAGTTGCATCATCTAATTTGTTTTGCTCAGGAAGTTGGTATTGATATTCATCAGGCGAATTTGGTCTGCCTAATCTTTTATATACTTCATTCCAATCATCATCCGTTGCCATTTTATTTGGCACTGGAATTTTATCTGCACCTACTAATTTTTGTGAGTGCAAATAAGATTTTACAAAATCATTCATATTCTGAAAGTTTTGCAGAGATCTTTCTTCTCTATATTCCTCAGGAATAAGTGTTTGAAAATCTACACTTGTTGTTTCTTGAGGTTGCGATTGATCTGATACGGCAGCGTCTTGCTGGGTATCAGATTGCATTATTGCAGTTGTCTGATCCATAGTTACTCCTTCTTATTGATCATCGCTTTTATGAATAAGAGAACGGATCTCTGTCCTTCAAAAAAAGCAGTTTCGTTTGTGTTGTCTTTAGAGAACGTCGTTACGTTATAAAAACATCGTTTTTCCAAATCTGACATGACAGCTTTGCCTTCGTCAGATCCAAAGACTATTTTGTAATGTTTAATTAAGTCTTTTAATTTATTGTTGTTGTTTTCCATTTAGTGCTTGCACTAGTGGAGCAGCATTTTTAGCTTGTTCAGATTGCATCATTTCCTGTTGCATCTGCATTTGAGCTGCTTGTTCTTGTTGACGGACAGCTCTAAGTTCTTCGACTTCTTTGTCAGATTTAATAATTTTTGCTGGTAAACCTAATACGTTTATAATCTTTTTAACTAAACCGTTTTCATCTAGGTAATCTGTAACTGGAGCTATTTGAGAAATAGAACCAAATAATTCTAATCCTCTCATAATGCTTTCTAGTTCAGCACCTTTTTGAGCAATAGCTACTGGAGATACATATTCAATATCGATCTCTTGATTTTCTAAAATTTCTGGTGCTTCAACAAATAGTTTGTTTCTTAACATAATGTTAAACACTCTAATAATTAATGGCTGCAATAATTCTTGTTGTAGTCTGCCTATTACTGGTCCAAGGATTTTCATTTTCTCTTGGTTACGTTGCATTACCTCTGTTGCTGTCATTGTTCTATTTTCTTGAATTAACAGCTGATCAACATGGAACGCTCTTGATATTGCATTACGTCTTTGATCTTCCATATTTAGACCAAGTGGATTGTTAGCACCTATGTTTAAAGGTTGGATTGTATCTCTCGAACCTGATCTAAAATAATTGATTGATCCTGGAGACGTTCTAATCGGTAAGATAACCGCATCATCCGCAACCAGTAAAGGCGGATCTACTTGCTTCTGCGCAGCCTTTAGTGAAACCTCCACCATTTTATTTAAGACTTTAACGTCAGGTAAAGAGTTCATGCCAGGCGATCTGCCGTAGATTTCGTTCGATGCTTTTAAGTATCTTGGAACGACGTATGGAAATTCTCTAAACCCACCAATGGAGATTATATGTCCGCCTTCATATTCCATATAAATAGATTGAAACGGCATATTCTGTTTATCCAATTTTCTTGGATTAAATATATTTCTAGGTTTAACAACGTGAACTATCTCAACATCATCAAACGGTGTTTTTTGAAACTTAGTTAGAATATCTCTACTAACATTTTCTTTACCAAATCTTTCTAAAGCAGCTTTGGCAGTTAGTTTAAATTTTCTATAAATTGTATCTACAAAACCTTTTTGATTTTCAGTGATGTAAATTTCTTTTATGTGTCTTGCAGAAAAATTTATTATATCGTCTTTATCTTCTTCTATAAATAAACACGAAGTACCAAAAGCTATAAGGTCATGGTAATTTTCGAATATCTCGGTTTGAAAGTTAGATCTTTGAAACGCGATGTACATTTTATCTGTAGCATCTTCTAACCACTCTCTAGCTTCATCACTGTCATTTAATACAGCTTCTTTAAATCTTAATTGAAACCATCTATTAGCATTAGAGGTCAACATTCCATGTAAGGAACTAGCTAATAATTCAAGACTATGTACTGCAGTTCCATCGAATATTTGAACGTTTCTTTTATCACCTCTCGTTCTTTCAACGTTAATATCTGACTTTCTTGGGAGCATATAATTAGCAACCTCTTGCCAATGACTTTCCCAAGTTTGTCTTTTAGATTGTAGCTTAGATAAATTGTCTTTTAATTCTTTTGATAAATCTCTGTATTCTTGATTTTGCATATTAGCCTAGTAAAGTTTTTTTAGATAAAGTAAGTTGTTCATCAGGAACGTTTAAAATTGTAGCTCTTCGACCTCTTCTATTAATTCTTAATAATCTTTGTTTTTCGCTATCTTCCTGAGCCATTTCAATATTTGTTGGTCCAGCTGGAGCTGAAGCTACTGCACTCGCTTGAGCATCAGATGCCATAGATCCTGATTGATTAGCTAGTTGAATACCTTGGTTATCATTACCTCCGCCACCAACATTGCCTGGTTGCTCTGAATAACCGTAACCGTCTAATTGATTTTTAAAACCTTTAGATAAAACAAAGTCTCTACTAAACTTAGAAGTATCTAAACCTTTATCTTTAGCAAACTTCATTCGTCTATCGTAATTGGTATCTTGAACAAACTTTGAGCCTGAAACTTTTTTAGCTACTCTGCCAGCTAAACTATTTTCAGCAATTTTTTGAATAATACCTTTACGACTTTCTCTGTTTGCTCTGTTAGTATCAGCTATGTTTTGATTAACAGATTTTGTTTGTCTTGAAGAATATGTTTGTCCACCACTGTAAAATGCTTCATTACCTGAAACATCATTATCTGAACCACCGCTAGATCTACCACCAAATCCACCCATATTAACCTCCTAATAAAGTTTTTTTATCAATGTCCTCATCTTCAATATCATTCAGACCTTGACCACCAGTAAGAATAGTTTTTCTTCTACCTACTCTTTTTCTTTCTGCTTCTAATAATTTTCTTCTCTCTTCGAGTTCTCTTTGTTCGTCATCATAAGATGGAACATCCTCGACTGGAGCGATTACTTGTTGCACTTCAGGAGCGCTAAATAATTTTTTTACAAATCCCATAATATTTCCTAAATAATTTTATAGTTGCTGTCGGCTACTGTTTGTCTAGCAATGTTAGAATTATTAAGTCCATCAAATCCAGTAGCTAACACTCTTACAGCATCGCAAAAGTGGCTAGACCATGAGTGGACTGGTTTTGGATTGAACACTCTTTCTTTCTCAGAGTATTTACGATGATAATGTCTTAGTGCATCAATCAACGTTTTGCAGTTATCCAAATCTATTCTGCATCTTGGCAATAACATTTTAACGGAATGAATACCGTCCTCTAAAGCAGTTTTTGGAACTACTCTAAATTTAAAACCTAATTGGTAAGCTGTTTCTCTTCTTGATCTTCCTGAACTGAACTCAGTTACTTCAATATCATGCGGAGCGTAATTAGTTCCAATGATATAAGGTTTATTTTTTATGTATTCTATGTAGTGCGGTAAAGCTTCGTTTCGGTT